ATGAGAGTTTCTAAAGCTCAAATCTTCGTCTATACCGACATAAGTATACGTAATGTCAAAACGTCTACTTAGAAGTAAAATCCCACTTCTAAATATGTAGTAAGAGTTGTCATCGCTTTTACCACAATGACAGGTCACATGGAAGATAATGGCCGAGGCCTCAATGAGTGCAGACGCTGAACATTATCAACCATAAATACCCTCTATCACTAAAGGACGTAAAGTTTCCTTTACGTGCTTTACAAGGAGGGGAGAGACAGAACTTATGAGTGCGTAATTACGTCCAGTCAATAACTGTTCGCAGTTAACGCCGGTTAATACTCGGAATCGAGATGTTCAATCAAGACCCCTAGTATCAATCTCATAAGCCCGGCGCAAGTCAGAAAGGTAAGGTTCTTCAACGAATCTCCCTACGATAAAGCAGCCCGGGTTAGATGATAATAAATCATCATCTAACTCTTCTCGAGAAGTGACATCAAGAACAAGACGGAAGATCCTATCCTTTAGGTCACCCTCGAAGTTCTTTGCACTCGAAGCAAAACACTCTACTATTGCAGTCCTCATAACATTGTTTCCAATGAAATGTTGATTACAAGACAAAGCCTGGGGTAAACGAAGAGTCACCAAGATCGAATTAACGAAGCTTGAGTCATCCCCGTATCCCTTTAACAGGTTGTAGAAGTGTACGCTATGATCGACCCTCTCAAGTAACTTATCCTTCGACTTTCGTCTGAAGTTAAGTTTTGATTGGGAAAATCATTCACGAGTTGCAAGATGACATCCGTTTATAGGTATTCAACCTCTGTCTAGAAGAGCCCTGGTATAATCAATAGTTGCTGAAAAGCTTCTACCAATTGTAGTCGGAAACTTAGAAGACTGAGGACTTATCTCATTCCCAAGGAAGAAAAATCTTTTGGCAAACTCAAAAAAGCGAGAGCTTATGTGAGTCTTGACATCAGAGATTTCGACCCCAAGAACGTTGATGAGTTTCCTATATTCGACCGCCAGCTTGTCGTTCCATATGATAATATCATCCCCTAATAGCATATATTCGCTCGAAGACCAGTTAACTCTGGCCCTTTCACAGCAGATAAACATTATCAGGTGATGAGATAATGTGAAGCTAGCCCAACTAGAATAAAACCCCATTGGATTACCTACACTGTAGGACACCTCTGAGTTTTTAAACTTGAAGGGATAACCGACCATTATATCATACCATGCTTTTGCCCTAAATCTACCAATAAGCTTCTCAACGAGACCATATATCAGAGATATAGGGAACCGATCAGTTGCTGCTGATAGATCAAAACAAAAGAATGTCACTGATCCATCTGAAGGTAACCTCCGCAATTCATCACCTTGTTTATAGGTTTTGTCTTGAGGGATCTTCGACAGCATAGAGTACATTCACTCATGCAGGGGAAGAAGACAGGTTTGTGATCAATAGTCGCCTATTGCCACAACTCGAGTCTTTCCTTCAGAATCTGGTATCGCTGAGATTTTCCGTATCGTGCTTACGCCCGACTTAGGTCAATCCAAGTGATAACAGAGTAAATCAGTGTTAGAATGGCAAAGTCTCATTCATCGTTCTAAGACCGGTCCACCCAGTTGACAAATTGATAACCGAAGGTTTGGAGGAAGATTCTTTAAATCCAACAAACTTGAGATTAACGCTTGTTTTCCAGTAGGTCCAGTCTTAGTAGATAAATGGTATCCACTAAAGTCTTTAACTTTTGCAAATCGACCTCGAAATCCCCTAGGAAAAAGCTTTCGCAATTTCTTTGAGAATGAAGAGATCTCTTTGTCAAAGTTAAATTCTTGTC